GCTGGCGATGAAATCATTGCCCCGATTCACATGGGCGATCAGGCTTTGCTGCTTGCTGGCAAGCGTTCGTTGACGTACCTGACGAATGACCCAGCCGTGAACCTGAACGATACGAGACTCGCAATCTTGTCGAACACGATTGGAATCGTCGGCCCCAAGGCGTGGTGCGAGGGTCCAGAGAAGACCGTGTACATGCTCGGTCAGGATGGCCTGTATCGATTGAGGCCGAACGACTTCTCGGTGGAGCGCGGCAACCTCGTTTCGCTCAACAAGTTGGACTCGTTCTTCAGCAACCTTCGATACGACCTTCTCGATGTCGCGTTGCACTACGACGTTGAGCGCCGTGGCGTATGGATCTTCCTGAACAGGATTGACGGTCCAACAAGCAGCACCCATCTGTTCTACAGCGAGCAGACCGATGGGTTCTTTCCCATGAAACTGTACGACCCGATCATGCCGGGAATGTCGTACACATGCCAAGCGCCAACGGCTGACGGTCGAAATCAGATCATGCTTGGCGCTTTCGACAAGATGATTGGGTTCTTTGACCAGCGGCTCGTCTCTGGCGCCGATGGCTTCCCGGGCAGCGGCTATTCGGATCCGTCCGCAGCAGGTCCATCGACCGACGCTGGCAAGATTGCTCAACTGATCGAAAGCCGGTTGAGCATTGGTCCGATGCTTGCCGATCAGCCGATCAACGTGATGATCAAGGAGATTCAGGTCGAACTGGGTTCCGATGAGTACCTGATCCCATCGTCGCTTGAGGATGGCAATGGAGACAGCCTTGCCGATCGTCCATATGTCGAACTGCACACTGCCGAGACGGCCATGCAGGCCATCGCGCAGGACTTCTCCAATCTCCTGTTTGAGGAGACAGATCAAATCATCGATGCGAATTCTGGCTCTGGAACGATCGATGCCAATTCCGGATCGGATTGGTACGACTGCCAGTTTGCTCGACGCGCTGCGGGAATCTACTCGTCGCAGGATTCGTTCGTCGCTCCGACCGCGAGAAAGTATTACGACCCAACGAACACATACGTTCTTGAGAGGGTCAACTTCACCATTGACCGTTGGGTGATCCGCAGGGTGTCCGACAACTACACGTTGTTTGCCCAGATGCCAGCGCGCGGTGCGACGACCAGCACCGAAATTGAAATTGGCGAATACCACATCGTTCCCAATGGACAGGCGGCGAACATCACAAGTGACGTTATTGGCACTTTCTCCGAAAGCAACTTTGAGGCCGCTGACATTGACGTGCTTGAGAATCTGAGGGAAGGCATCAACAACAGGATGCGCGTCCGCAAGCGCTCTGGCAGCGCTTACGTTCGCATTGAGTCTATTGGCTATCCATTTGCGATTGAACGAGTCGCGGCGCTCGTTGATCCGATTAGCCCGCGCCGCACGGTGGTGGAGGTAACGTAATGGAACCAATCACAGCACTAGCAATTGGCGGCGGCATCTTGGGAGGCGGCAGCATCCTTGGCGGCATCTTCGGCAAGAAGGCGGCTGACAAGCAGAAGAGGGCGCTTGACCAACTTCGCGCGCAGGCCCAGCAGGAATACAGCAAACTGTCGGCCTACGGCTTGGAGAAGGGCGACGAGATCCTTCAGCAATTCTTGGCCGACAGATCAGCCAACATCGCCGCATACAAGGAGCCGTATGAGTCCATGATTGCGGACTTCGATGCCCGATACGGGTCATTGGAAACCGCATACGGGGCTGGCATTCGCGACATGTATTCGGCTTGGGAGAGCGGGATGGGCGCTCTTGAGTCTCGATACGAGGCTGGCATGCAGACGGCATATCAGACCGCAGCCAGTGGTCGGGAGAACACGATTGCCGCGATTCGTCGGGCGACCGAGGCGAGCATTGGTCGGGCAACGCAGATGCAGGCTCTTACCGGCATCGGCGGCACGACCTTCGGTCAGGGCGCTCTGGCGTCCCTTGAGCAGGAAGGCGCCATGCGTGAGGGCGTCGTGCAGGAGCAGTACGCCTCGCAACTGTCTGGCATTCAGCAGGCGATGGCTGGCGGTCTGGCCCAGATGGGCGCGGCACGGGTTCGCGGAGGCACTGAGATCCTTGGCCGATTGGCTGAGGGCCAGCGCCAACTGGGCCTTGGTCGCCTGACGGCAACCACCGGCATGAGGGAGAATCTGCTGAATCAGATTCTGGGCGCATCCCAGCAGACGACCGCGACCGGAACGGCCATGAGGGAGAACATTCTCAGTAGGTATCTGGGAACTGAGCAGGCCCGTGTGGCGTCCATTCTTGGAATCCAGCAGCAGCAGGCTGCTCAGTCTGGCTCCGGTTGGGCTGCTGCTAGCGGCGCTTTGGGCGGCATTGCCAGTGGCGTTGGCGGAGCGTTTATGACGGCTGGGTTGCTGGGTGCGTTCACTCCAGCAGCCGGTGCTGCGGGTGGCGGCGGAGGATTCAACGTTCCAACCAGCGCTGCCGGTGGTTCGGTTCCATTCCTTCCATCCTTCTTTGGATAAGAGTTAATCATGGCACAGATGTCATTCTCAGAACTACTGAAGCGATCCCTGATCATGTCGCTTCCCGGCACCCTTTCGGGCATTGGGGCTGGCATTTCCGGAAGCGACCCGAGACAGCCCTACAAGGGGTTCGGCCTTGGATTCCAAGCGGCTGGCGCCTCATCTGGCCAGTACGCCCAATTGGCCCTAGGCCAGCAAATGGACCGCGAAGAGCGCGAGGCGCGGATGAAATTGGCCGGTGCGGAATACGAGCGCGACACGGCAAGGATGATTGGCCGCGAGGAGGCTCTGGTTCGGTCTAGGACCGATCGCGAGCGGAGACAGGCCATGGAAGACGCCAGCAGGTTCCGATCGATTGGCGGCGCCCTAAAGCCCCGCATTGAGGCTCTGGAGGGCGCTGGCGTCAAGGTGGGGCTTGGTGGATTGACGGAGCGTGATAAGTTCATGCTGACGGCAGACGCCGTTGGATCGATCATTGCCGAGCGCAACATGGCTATTCGACAGGCCCAGAAAATCCTTGGAAATCGACCATGATCTCTCCCAACGCACAAATGGTTCCAGAGCCAATGGAATCAATCTCCGAATCCCTACCAGAACAAACTAGGTCAATTGTTCAGGAGATGGACCGCGACCCGTCCATGTACCTCGGCAATCCGCAAATTGCCGGAGCGCCATCATTTATGGCGGCAGTTCGCGGAATTGAGGATGGCGACTATCAGGGTCTTGAGCACATGGATTTCGGTTCCGTTGACGGGACTCCGGCTGTCTCTTTCGTTGATGAGGACGGTCAGCGACAAGTCATCAGGATGACCATGCCGCAGTGGACGGCGGCGCTTGAGCAGCGGAGTAGGGCGCGCAAGGAACTGGAGAACGCCTACCGGATCGACGCCATCAAGAAGGCGCTCAAGCCCCAGTTTGATCGGATCACTTCCGAGATTGAAGGCATTTCCGACCCCGTTGTGGCTGGCGCTTGGAACCAGTTGTACGAGATGGATCCGGAAACGGCGGTCACGCTGGCTGGCAAGTCCTTCGCGAAGAACGAACCAACGAATGTTCTTTACGGTCGCGAGGTTCCGGACGGCCTGTTCAAGGCTTGGACCGGAATCGAGGATGTCAACTACAAGAACAAGATGCGGACCTTGGAGCAGTTGGAGTACAGCACCAACGACACCATGACCCGCAGTGGAATCGGAATGGTTCGTGGAATGGTCCGACCACCCGACGCCCTGTCTCTACCGGCGGAGATGACGCCATCCGACTTCCTCATGGCGCGCGGAAGTGGACCCATGCCGATGGTCAACGTGATCAATCAGGCGACCGTGCCGATGGGCATCCCGGGCGTTCCTGCTCCGATCGTGCCACCTGCCCCGGGTCCAGACGGTCAATACAGGCCGGAGGAGTTCTCTCGTTGGCTCAACGAGTTCAACACGCAGGTTGTCATGCCAATGCTTGGGTGGGCGCCATACGACATCAACAACCCAAGCCACGTCGGCCAGATCGTCGATGCCCTCAACATCTACAACAACACGAGGGGCGCCGCGCTTCCGGTTCCAGCCGTTCAGCCGACCGTCCAACCAAGGCCGGGTTCGCGCGCCGCATCTGAAGCCGCCGTTGCGGCGCCGTCCACGGCTGCAAACGAAATGGAGCAGCCATCCATTCCTCGCGATTTGGAGATGAACCTCACGAGGTACAGCCGAAACGCCATCGATCAGGCGAAGGCTCTTGGCATGGACGTTTCGGACAACCCGACCGAAACCGAGATCCTTGAGGCGTTCATCAGGATCCACCAGTTCAACATGCAGCAGCGAGAAGGCGGCAAGGAGCCGATTGGCAATCCTCCACCCCAGATCGTTGAGTCTGTCTACAACATGATCATGGAGGGCGCTGGTGAGTAATCAGAACTTCGCCAAGGCCATCGAGGATCTGCGGAAGGGTCGGGAAAAGCAGGGCGGCGAAGTCACGCCTTGGCAGAGCGCGATCCAGAACATTCGCCAGAAGGAGCGCGAAAAGCAGGTCATCGGCGGAGAGCCGGGAAGTTTGTCTAGGGCCGGTTATGCCGCCGGTGCTCTTACGGCAGCGGCTGCTGGCGAGGTTCTCGTTGTACCCACGCAGGGTCTGTCTGGTCCGGTCGTAGAGGAAGTAATTAAGAAGACCGCCGAGGTGGGATTTTGGACTGGAATGGCCGAGTTGGCATTCGGCAGTACAGAAGAAACAATTGAACTGGCCGATCGCAGCGCGAACGTAATAGCAAAGCGGGCTGGGGATGGTGGTCTTGCATCCGAATTGAACTATGGATTTACAACCGCCCTAACCGGCAAGGTTGCAAACGTGGGTCGCGGATTGGCAATGGGGCTGGTTCCACAAACGCCAGTCGAGGCTTTTTTTCGTGGCGCTCAAGAAACTTCAAGTCCACGGCTAGATACGGTCGCCACAAACATCGCATCTGCTGCAACGCAGGGTGCACTGAGTGTCGGTCAATATGTGGCGTTTAGCGCCATGGGTGCGCCGTTGGCTTCTCAGGTTGCATTCTTTGCCGAGGGCATGGGTGCTGGAGCCAGAGAGTACGACGAGAACTTCATCCAAGGTCGCCTGAAGGGACAGAAGCCCACAGACAAGTACAGCCTGACTGGCAAGTATTTGTCTGGCGTCATCAGCGGAACGATCGAGAGCCTTACGGAAACGATCGGATCGAAACTGATTACCGGCATTGGCGCGAAGACCCTTGGCAAGATCAGCCTCGGCAAGGGAAGCCCCGTGTGGGAATTCGCCAAGGGCGCCGGGAAGGCGTACCTGACAGAGGCGGCAGAAGAGGCTCTTGCGGAAACGCTCCAGTCGCAGCGGGGTCGCATCACTGGAGAGCCAACCACCGGTCTTGGTGAAACTGCGCGCGATGCCGCCATCGCCGGTCTGTACGGCGGATTCGGTGGCTTGGGTGGCGGCGCCGCATCGCTGCCATTCAACGCTGCTCGCATGCGTGCTGAACGCAATCGACTGAATGAGTCGCTTCGCAAGAGCAACACTGAGTATCGGGATCCTGAATTCTGGGACAGGATCGCGCCGACCAAGATGCGGGCGATGGCTGTCATGGATCAGGAGCAGCGCGCCGCTGAGGTCGAGGCGTCGCGCACGGCTGCTCTTCAGGCTGCTACATCCTTCGTCCAGTTCCGGAATCAGATTGGAGAGAAGGGTCGAGAACTAGAGGCTGCGAAGGCTCAAGCGAGGAAACTGGCAAAGAGCAAGGACGAGACGCGCCGAAATGAGGCGCAGGCCACAGTCGCTCAATTGCAAAAGGAGTTCGATTCTGGCCTGTCTGTGCTCGACGTGATGGCTTCCGAAGCGGCCACCGCAGAAACCGCATATCTGGCATCCGTCGCGTTCATGGCCCGACAGTCGCAGCCGGTTCAGATCAGCATCGAGGAATCGCTCCAGCAGAACGACGCCACGATGTCTGCTCGCGAACTGACCGAAGTCGATGTCAAGGCGCGAGCCGAACTGGAGAGGCTTGGATTTGATGTCATTTTCTACGATGACAACAACCCCGATCGTCAAGGTTATTACGACGCCGGGACGCCGAACACCATCTTCATTCGCGCCGGTCAATCGAACCTTGCCGAGATCGTCGGCATTGGCTATCACGAGGCGCTGCATGGAATCCAGATGACCGATGGTGCCCTGTGGTCGCGCCTTCGCCAGATGTCCGACGAGAAGGGCGTCCTGACCGCAGCGATCAATTACTTTCAGGAGCAGACCAATCCGGAGGATGTGGTCGCCCGCGAGGCGATAAACAGCGTTGCGAGTCCCAGCACCACCCCACTGTCTGCCGAGCAGGCAATCGCGAAGCGATTTGGTGGCGCCCTGACCGTGTCCGAAGGAACAGCCGATGACCTTCGCGATGGCATCGAAACGCTATTCAAGACGGGCCAAGCGCCCGGACTGCTGGGATCGGTCATCGCTCGCATGGGACTGCGTGGTCGGCAGGCTGCGACCGCGTTCCGCATTCGCAATGAGATGCTGAAGGCGGCGCGTCGCAAAGCCGAACGGAGTCCAACGGAGTTTGCCGGAACGATTCGCGAGGCGAAGATGGGTGCGGAGGCGCGCGCATCCCTTCGCGCCGGTGTCGAGGCGGCTGCGGCTGGCCCAGCAGCGGCGGCTGCGGCAACCGGAACCGTGTCTCCCGCGCGCGCGCGCAAGAGCGACATTGGTCACAAGCGCGAGAAGGCGACCGGTCGCTACGTCGGCGCGCCCGATTGGGTTGGCGGCGATCCCAACAAACTGAAGCAACTGCGCGCCAAGTTGCGGAAACTGGTGAATGAGGGTTCGCCCGGACGTTTCTGGTATGAGCAGTCCAGCAAGGCGATCCTCCAGATTGCAAACAACGACATCGACGAGGCCGAACGAATCGTCGGTCTGATTGCAATCTATTCCCCAAACGCCAAGGTGTCCGCGAACACGACGATGGCGCTCACCGCCTACTACCAGTGGAAGGCTGGTCAGGAAATCAGCGCCAGTTACGGGATCTCCGATAAGAAGGCCGAAGCGCTACTGATGCGGAACGAGGGTTGGAGTGGCATCAAGACCAATTCGTTCTACCAGAATCTGATGGTCGAGATCGACCCGAAGCGCCTCGATGAGGGCGTCGCCACGATGGACATGTGGATGGCGCTGGCGTTCGACTATGGCGACAAGGCACTCGATCAGGGTCCGAAGTACCGGTTCGCGGAACGGGAGATTCGTCGCCTCGCTGACGAAATGGGTTGGAAGGCGCATCAGGTTCAGGCCGCGATCTGGACGGCGATGAAGGGTCGCATCGATCCAATTCGCGACGAACTGAAGGCCGAGGAAATCAAGCGCGGCATTGGCCGCATGGTTGAGAAGACCGATCCCAAAACCAAGAAAGTTACGAAGGTTTACCAGATCTATCCGGATCGCCGGTACGACCACTACAAGTTGGCCCACAAGATGGGCATGGAATATGGCCTGAAGCAGGAAGATGTCGAGGCCAGCAAGTACGACTTCAGCGACGCCATCGAGGAGCGAATCGCTCAGATGTCGTGGGAAACCACTCCCAGCAAGGACACTGGTCGTTCGCTTCCGGGCATTCACACCGCGACTCTTGCGGAGAAGCAACAGTATCTACAGGCCGTCGTGGCGGCTACGACCGTCAATGGCAGGGACGCCATCGCGGACATGCTGGGCCTGTCTCCGGAATATCGCATTCAGGGATTCAGCGCGTGGGATTCCGTCATCGGAGCCGGAATGCAGTCGATGTATCCGGTGCCGCTTCAGGGTGCTGGAAAGACGCGCGAAATCAAGCCCGTTGCCAAGGGCATTCTGGATGTCATTGCTGCAATTCGTGGATTCGTCTATGAGCAGGACGCCGTCCCATATCACACGCCGGTATTTGATGACGCGCTTAAGCGCCACAACGGAAGTCAAATTACGACGGCACGTCCACTTACGGCTGCTGAAATGCAGTTGCTGTACGACAATCTAATTAAGCAGTTCGGAACAACGAAACTTGCACCGGGATACCGGCTGGACGGCGCGCGCGTGCTGAACTTTGAAGACAACATCGGCAATGCAGATTTCCAAAAGGGCATCAAAGCCGTCATTGGATTGTTGCCAAGTGGCTTCGGCGGTGGCAGAATTGAGGTAATTTCGTTCCGCAGTGAAGGCGAATACATTTCCAACGATTGGACAAAGGATAAAAATGGCGAAGGCTACATTCAGAAAATCGAGGCCGGACGACCCGATGTTCTCGGAAGGGTCAACGATCTTCGTGCCGTGGTCGAGCAGGTCAACGCCGACTTCGCCCAGCGATTCGGCTGGGGATCAGTCGCCTCCTACCGAGCCACAATCCAGCCCGCAAGGAGTGGAGTCCTTGCCGCCCGAAGAGCGCGCGGATATGGAATGGAACCTGCGACGGCTGGAAGGCTATCGCCGCTTGCAGGAGCGCCTAGAATTGATGGCGCAACAGGGCCGGATCCGTCGATCGTCGCAGTCGCAGAACGATACGCAGCCGCCAACGGAATCGACCTAAGACGGCAGGCCGTCTACGCAGACGTAGACGAGGATCGTGGTCGCAGGATCGCCGCAGCCTACGAGGCGATGCCGAACGATCCTGCAAACCCTGAAGTCGCGGAAGCGTACAGGGAGTTGGCGAAGCAGACGCGCGCCCAATACGACGCGCTCGTTCGCGCAGGGTACGAGTTCTACTTCTTCGACGAGGCCAACGACCCGTACAAGTCTCAGCCGGGTGGGTTTGGCAATCCGAACAACGCCGTCCGCGACCTGCGCCAGAACAAGCGCATGGCCGTGTATCCATCGGAACGCGGTTATGGAACCGGACTGACTGCCGCAGACTACGTTGTGGCAGAACAGCCTCTGCTGGTTGATACCGGCCTGCGGTGGGGATTCGGTAGTCCTGATGGTCCGAAGCGACCAGTGCTCGTCAACGACCTGTTCAGGGCTGTACACGATGCGTTCGGCCACAGCATGGAGGGCGCCGGATTCCGCGCTCGTGGTGAGGAGAACGCATGGCAAGCGCACGTTCGCCTGTTCACCGGCGCCGCCATTGGCGCGATGACCAGTGAGACGCGAGGCCAGAACAGTTGGCTGAACTACGGTCCGTTCGGTGCAAAGAATCAGACCGCGAAGGTTCTCGACACCGTCTTTGCCGAGCAGAAGATTGGGCTGATGCCGTCGTGGACGTGGACAGAGGGCCGCGTTCCAGATGCGCCATCGACCACGAATCCGTTCGTCTCAGAGGCCAGAACGCGCACAGACACGCCAGAGTTCAAGGCGTGGTTCAAGGACAGCAAGGTTGTCACGGCATCCGGCGAACCGATGGTTGTGTATCACGGGACAGACACGCTCGTTGATTTCGATACATTCAAGACCGGAGTCACGAACGATTATGGTTCAGGCATTTACTTTGGAACGACTGCTGATATTGCCTCGGAATATGCAGGCACGCAGATGGGCGCTCGAATCATCCCGGTTTATTTGTCGATCAAAAATCCTCTAGTTGCTTCCAAGCCGACATTCTACACGGATGTTGCGAAAGCACTTGGAATGTCTAGGGATCAGTTCATGGATGCTGCAATGAAGGCATCAAGAACTGAAGGAACAACTTTAGAAGATTTCGTTACTGAACAAGTGACTCGCGCTGGATATGACGGAATTCGCGTAACGGTATCCAAGCCAAATGATGAGTTCATCATTGTCTTTGAACCAAACCAAATCAAGTCCATCTTCAATCGTGGCACATTCGACATTTCTCAGGCCAATGTGTCGTATGCGCGATCGCGCGATGAAACAGTCCCACCGGCGCAGTTCTTCTCCGCGTTGCGCGAGGCTGTTCGATCAGAGAAGCAGGTATCAGGCTCATCGCAGACATGGTCCAATTGGCTGCGGAGCATGGTCAACAAGGGAGTGATCAAGGCCGAGGAGGTGTTCTGGTCCGGCATCGAGCAGTGGCTCAACCTGTCGCCGCGCGAGATCAGCAAGCGCGACCTGTACGAATTCCTCGACAAGCAGGGCATGCGGATTACCACGCAGCACCTCGTCTCTCCGGAGACGCGCGAGTTGAATGGCGCGGACGGAGTCACCGTCGAGTTTGTGAACGAGGACGAGGGTTATTACGCCGCGTTCCAAGACGGGGTAATGATGACCCAGAGCGACGGCACGCCTTTGATTTCTGGGCAGTCCGCTGCGGAAGTCATTGCAGAGATTCGCGAAGTCATGAACCTTGATGTCTCACCGACGTCAATGCAGGTCGCGCGGCAGGAGATGACGGGTTATGGCCCGGATGTTTTTCCGTCACAAACGCTTACACAGTATCCATACAGGAATTACCGCGAGCACATCATGGTCATTCCGCAACGCCGCGTCGATGGCGGCGTCACCACCGGCGAACAGTTTCAGAAGCAAGGGTGGTCCGTTGACATCATCAACTGGGATCCGCAGACCAAAAAGGCCACGTTCAATATCTACTCCGACAATCGCGAGTATTTCCACGGCCATAGCAATGTCGATCCGATCTTCGATTCGGAACCAAGCGAACTAGACATTCTGAATCGCTATGCGCTGCAAATAACCGGACAGCAGACATTCTCGCCTGCCGAACAGTTTACTGGGAGCCACCACGAGTATGCGACCTACAAAGGTCAGGTCGTAGTCCACTACCGAACGACAGATCGAATCATCGACGGCAAGCGCTACCTGTTCATTGAGGAACTTCAGAGCGACTGGGCAGAAAAAGGTCGAGCGCGAGGCTTCCTTAAGGGAACGGAGTCGGAAGAGCGGGAGGCGGTAAACAGAAAATGGAATAAGGCGCATCGTCTTCTGGACACGCCACTGAACCAACAGTTCTACGACGCCGTGGACCGCTTGCGCGACACGATCGTTGAAAGCATTTCCAAAGATCTTGCAGATCAATATCAGGACGAGTGGGAATCGTTCCGAAACAACGCTCGCAATGGCATCTGGAATGCACTTTCCGGTTTCGACAACAACTGGAATGCGCTTCAGAAGTCCGTTGGAAAGGAACTTGACAATTTGGCAGAGCATGCATTCCGCTTGCAAAGCGCCAATCGGTACTTTGTCCTTCCGGACCTGAAGGCATTCTTCACTCCGCGTGAAACAGACATCATTCGCCGGTACTCCCGCGTTCAGAAGTCATACTCTGGACGCGATGAGGCAATGAAAAAAATCAGCGAGCGCCTTCCGGTCGGACCGTGGGTCAAGTCAACGGATGCGTGGGTAACACTCGGCCTCAAGCAGATCATCATGCAGGCAGTCAACGAGGGCTATGACGGGGTTGCCTTCATCAATGGAACGCAGTCTGCGATTCGCAATGCGGCGCGATGGTGGGCTGACAGTATCTCGTATGCGCCATCGCGGAATGATCAAGGCGAAATCGAACCCGACAAGTTCGACATCGTTCGGATGCGTAATGGTGAACCGGCAACGAGCAAGCCGGAGAAGATGAAGTTGGATCGCATTGCGTTGTCTATCGGACCGGACGTAGCGCAGATGATTCGCGATGGTATTGGGGCGCGTAGCGCAGATGATCCGGATGCGAAGATCATTGGTGCTCCGGAAGGGTTCACGGAGCGCATGGCCGGTGGCGGCATCTGGATGGATTATTACGACAAGATCCTTCGCCTGAACACGCAGAAACTGCTGCGGAAACTGGACGGTCCCGAACTGAAGACGGTGACATTGAAGGGTGCGGAATCGACCGAGCAGCAGGTGGCGTTCGAAATCACGAACGCTCTGGAGAACAAGGTGCGTCGTGGCCTGACGATGTTCGCTCGCGCTCGTCGTCAGGAATCGCTGGCATTCCAGATGGGTCGCCGCAGCGGTCAGGTCGCTGGCATGATGCGCGGTCGCCAGCAGGGCATCCGAGAGGGCAAGACTCGCCAGCAGGTCGAGGAGTTGGCGAAGCGCCGACAGACGCGCGCGAAGTTTGCGGAGCGGGTTGAACGATTTGAGGTTCAGATTGAGCGCGATGCGGAGCGCATTGCCGGTCTTCAGGACCGCATGCGTGAGATGCGCGAGGTTGCGCTGGACATGCGCATTCGCGATCGAGAGGCGGCGCTCGATTCCGCACGCCGCGCCGTGCTGAAGGCGTGGTTCGCCGGTCAGGCCAAGGGCAGTCGGGAAGGGTTCAATCAGGCCAAGCGCGAGATGGTTGACATGCGCAGGGACGCACTGGCAATCATCAAGATGTTGCCGAAGTCCATGCGATCCAACTACCTGAATGCCGTGACAGAGATGCGCACGGTGGCTGGCATCTCAAAGGTTGCGCGCCGCGTCGTGCAGGATCTGGCTACGGCAGACGCTCTCGATGTCGTGAATGAAATCGCTCGCATGACCAAGCGCGTTCGCAAGGTTGGCCTGCGGAATGAGACGCGAGACGAGATCAATCGCCTGCTGGATGACGCAAGGTCGATGCTGGTGACAGGCCAGAAGCGCCTGCTCCCATTCACCGACACGATGGACCTGAGAAACCGAACCGCCGCCGCAATCGATCTGGTCGAGCAGGCGGTCGCCTATTACGAATCCGATCGTCAGGAGTTCCGCGATTCGCGAGACGCGCGATCGCTGGAATTTGATCAGGATTCGGAGGCTCTAGCCACCACGCTCGCGGGCCAACGTGGTTTGCCACGGGAGCGCCTGACTGGTGCCGCGCCGCGACAGACTCTGCTTGGAACCACGCTGGCAGGAATCGGAAACCTCGACATCTACACGCTGATGCAGAGGCTGGAGGGATCCGAGTCTGGAATCTTGGGGAAGATCTGGTCGGGCCTGATCGCTGGCAAGGACGCGATGATTCGCCAGCGTAGGGCTATCGACGCCCGAATCGACGACGCCCTGCGAGCGGCTGGGTACGACGGGTACGACGGCTACGCGGCAGAGGCCGCTGGCCTGTACGGCGACGCGACAGCGCAGACGGTGGATGTGGTCATTGCGGGAGAGACTCGCCGTATCACGATCGATCAGATGATGCAGTTGGCCGCGCTCGATGACGAGACGGTTGCCGGTCTGCGTGACGATGCAGATCCCGAGCGGCCATCCAGTCCGATCGTGTTTGCCACCAACCGATACGACACGCCGATGTATCTGACGCAGGGTGAGCACGCGCGAATCGTGGCGTCGCTGACTCCGGCGCAGGTGTCGCTGATCCGAACGCTGAAGAATCTGCTGGAGTCTGAGATCCAGCCCACCCTGTTCGACGTGCATTTCGAGAACGTGGGTCGCCAGCCGCCCCGCGTCGAGAACTACTTCCCACGCCAGAGGCTTGGGGATGAGATCGCTGGGGAACTGATCGACGTGAACATGCAGCCCGGGCAAGTGGTGACGAGCATGCTCCAGAACGCTGGCATGCTCCAGACCCGCGTGGCGAGCCGCGCTCCGCTGGTCATCGGCGGCATGATGCGGACCCTCGATTCGCACATCGACGAGGCGCTCAGGGTCATTCACCTATCCGCACCACTTCGTCACGCGATCACGGTACTTCGTCGGCGTGGAGTGCGATCGAACATCGAGCGCATTCTGGGTCGGGGGGCGAACGACGCGATCCGCAAACTTGTGATGAATGGCGCTGGCATGAGCGGTCGTCCGGCTGGCGACATTGCTGAGGCCATCAACAGCAACATCAGTGGCGCTCTGCTGACGCTCAACCCGAAGACGTGGCTGCGCCAACTTGGCGGCGCATTCCGCCTGATGACTGAATTCCCCGTGTCGGATTGGGCTGCTGGCATGGCGCGATCCGCATCGCTGTCACCGTCCGAACGGTCTAGGCAGATTGCCGAGGTCGAGGGCGCCAACGGCTATTTCTACGAAAGGCACCGCCGATCGCAGGTTGGCCTGTTCGCCAACGTGCTTGGCGATCCGCGCACGGGTAGCGAGCGCTGGAGCGCTGCAATCGCCGCCGTTGGCCGCGCGCTACGGAGCGCCGGTCACGAGGCGGCGGGAGGCCAGTGGCTGCGCGCAGCAGGCGACGTTCGTCAGGGCGTGGTGGCCGTATCGAGGATCGTGAGATCGGTCGATAGCGTGCTGCGGGCCGTCGATAGACAGATCATGTTGGTCGCCTACAGCGCAGCCCAGTCGAGACTGGGAACTGCATCGCCAGAGGCTGCGGCGAAACTGGCAGAGCGGGCATTCCGCAAGACTCAAAACGTCAGCGATCCGCTGGACGATACGGTGTTTGCGGCAAACCAGAAGTTCTCTCGCGGCCTCGGACGGTTCATGTTTCCATTTAGCAGCGATCCCCTGAAGGGATTCAACCAGTTGCGGAGAGCGATTGGTTCATCGGACTACGGGGACGCGGCCAAGACCACGGCGGCGCTGGCAGGGAACATTGCCCTGTCTGCTGCCGTCAACCCACTATGGACCGCGATCGCGTTTGGCATCGCCACCGCAATGGATGGCGGAGATGACGATGATGCGATCGAGGAAATTCTCGTCGCCCGCGAGGGATCCGGAGCCGTGCGGAGGCTGGCATCGGACGCCGCCGGTACGGCGTTCGGCTACGTTGGCCTGATCGCCTCCGGAGTGATCGACGCCGCGATGGCGTCGCCGCTGTATGCGGCTGATACCGGCGAGCCTCTTGCCATCCGAGCATTCGGTGATCTGGCCGTTGCGATGGCCTCTGGAAACTTCGGTGATGCCCTCGCGACATCGATGCAAATGTCTGGCGTGCCGGTAGTTACACCAGTACAGCAGGTCGCATCGACCGTTTCAGCGGTCAGGCCAGACCGCAGGAAACTGATCGCGCAGTATCGCAAGATGAAGGAAGCGAACAGGATCACCCCGCAGCAGTCCCGTCGGCTAGCGCAACTGCTTGCAGAGGAAAGACTTGCGAAACAGGCTGTGACAAAGTAACTGTTTCTGGATGCCCGTAAGAAATTTGATGCACGATTTCTTGCCTGTACGATACAGGTGTGTATGATGCACCACATGGGCAACAGGCAAACGGAATTTGAGTACATCGCAGTTCACGCCAGCGTTGCTGACCGCATCAGGCGCGCTGCGAAATCGAGCAGCACGCGAATCTGCAAGTTAATTGAAGGTTGGTGCAACAGGCACCTGCCTGCCGATAGTCCAGAATCCGATGATTCAATCGTGATCACCGGTCAGGGTGAGTACCGAAACGAAATTCGACCCAGCGATCTCGCGTGAGACGCTGAAAAAGTAGGCCGCGCCAGCATGGTCGATGTGGCGCGGCCCAAGTAGGAGATCAAATGTTCGAACCAACGTATCCATGCATTGTGCACGGACTTCCCGCATCAGTATATCACGGCATCGATGCGATGTCGTACAGCAGGCTGCGGATCTTGGATAAGGCGACACCGGCGCACCTGACGTATCAACTCGCTAATCCTGTTGACAGTGACGATTTCGTGATCGGACGCGCCCTTCACTCATATGTGCTGGAGCGGTCGAATTTCACGCACGAATTTGCCGTAGCGCCCAAGGTCGATCGACGCACAAAAGATGGCAAGGCCGCTTACGAAGCGTTCGTTTCCTCATCGGCTGGCAAGACAGCGATCACGTCCGAGCAGTTCGCGATGGTGGAGGCGATGTCTGCCAGCGTGATGGAGCACGCCGACGCATACGCATTTGCGCACACAATCCCCGGCAAGCCTGAGGTCAGCCTCTTCGCGATGATCAACGGGATCAGAACGAAGTCCAGATTGGATAGGCTCGTCAACGTGGATGGGGAAGATGTGATCGTGGATCTGAAGACGACTCGCGATCTGGCGAGCCGCGAGGAATTTGAGAATTCCATCTGGCGGTACGGATACGGCACGCAGTGCAATCTGTACTTGCAGATGGCCCGCGCCGTTGGCCTGAATCCTCGTCACTTCGTGTTCATCGTGATCGAGAAGAAGCCACCCCACAAGGTTGCGGTGTATAGGATGAGTGATGAGGTCATCGAGATGTTCGATCCGCGCGTGTTGGAGTTGACCAACAAGTACCGGACATATCAGGACAGTCCGAACAGGGGGTATGTGGGAATCAACGATATTGGAGTCCCATCGTGGGCACTCCGTCGCCTTGAGAATGAGATTGGAGAGTCAATCAATGTCTGAAATCGTGAAGCACCAGATGGCCAGCGCCATCGAGCAGGTTGTCATCAACGGTGATCTATCAAAGTTGACCCCGGACCAGCGCGTGACGTATGTCAAGACCGTCTGCGATTCGCTGCACCTGAACCCGACTACTCGACCGTTTGAGTACATCGTGCTCAACGGAAAGTTGACGCTGTACGCGACCCGGTCTGCCAGCGAGCAGTTGCGCAAGATCCACGGCGTGTCGATCCTGTCATTGGATCGCACGATGATGACCGACGTGGGGCTGTATCAGGTCGTTGCGCGTGGGAGAGACTCGCATGGTCGCGAAGACGAGGCCAGTGGTGTGGTCAACATCGGTGGCCTCAAGGGCGAGAACCT